TTTATTAAATGCTTACCAGTTCTTATGTTTGTTACTTTCCCAACCTCATTTATTGAGTAATTTGGAAATTCTTGTATTATTACTGCTGCCATATTACAAATTTACGCATTATTAAAATATCTTTTTGGAGTTTCTATTGTAACATCTCCAATGTAATCAATAGTAGCAGTTGAAGCATTATCAACCATTGTAATCTCTAAAAGTTGTATTTGGCTTGTTTCATCCATATAAGGATTTGATGTAAGCCTATTTATTAAAAACTTCTTACCATTATAAGACAAAGCATTTGTGCTTGAATCTTGTATTGTATATGTTTTATCAAGATAAATAAACCCATTTGTTCCAGATATTGCTCCCAAATCACCTTCTAAAGTAGCTATATTCTTATTTAATAAGTTTGAATATTGACGCATAACTAATTCAGCCAACATACCAAAATCTTCTGGAGGATATCCGTATCTGTACCAATCCCTCCAAATAACACCATCTTCATCAAATAATAAACCTACATTATTTTGTATTGGTGATGCACCTTGATATGGATATATCGCACTATAAGGAATATCTATATCAGTTGCTATTTGTGATGTTGAACCAATATTTCTTGTTAATACAACTTGTTTAATTGATGCATCATTTTGTGTTAATTTTACATTCTTAATATATCCACCTGTTGCACCATTTGCTGCTTCAAACTTAACTCCTATTAAACCTTCAATAGTCAAACTTAATGCTTGTGAATAACCCATTGGTATATCAATAGTGTTATTAACATAAGTATTAAACGTTGAATATGTAACATCCCTAAAATGTACTGAAGTTGACCAAATATCATTATCTCTTAAATAGTAAGTTACTCCGCCAATGAAAGCCGTTATATAAACTCTTATTTTATCCCCAGCATTTGCGCCTTGTAATTCAAAAGACAAAGTTGCACTTGTACCATACATTTTTGGCAAATATTCATAAGCCGTAGGTAGTGCAAAATAGTTTTGTATATAAGCATTGGTACTGCCACCTAAATAAAAAACTTCATATCTATTTGATTGATCTTCATTTAATATAACCAAAGTTGCTCTTGATGGCGCAACCTCAAACTCACTCCAACCATTTGCTCTTAATGAAGAACCAGAACCAGTAGTAAATTTAAAAGTTCCGTTATATATATAATTATTAGCATATTCATATGGCAAAGTTGATTGAATAGTTGGGTAACCTTTTCTAACTATTTTCGTTTGACTATTATTTACAAAATGAACATTACCATCTTGATAAGGTTGAATGTTTATTGTATTTGTTAATGTACCATTACCACTTACACTTGGCGCATCTTCAACAACATATCTTGTATAATATATTGTATCAGCTTGTTGATTCATTGGCAAAATATACCAATTGCCATTTGCTTGGAATAATCTACAACCAAAAGTTTTAATTATATTTTCTAAAATAGTGTAATAATCTAATTGATAAAAATCCCTTTTGTATTGATAGGTTTGACTAAATGGTTCATCCCCACCAGCATCGCCTCTATCAAACATTCCATCTGCATAGTAAGAACAACAAGCATAAATAAATATCATATCTTCAAATGGCAATGCATTTAAGCAAGTACCTATGATGTCAATTAATTTAATTAATGAATTTACATTCACATCACCATCATAATATATGTATCTTAAAAATGAAAGTCCATCAATACAAGCCATACTTACCTCTTGGTTACCTGTTGTAAATGGAACTTGTATATAATCGTTAAGTAAAAAACCCCTCCATTTGATTACATTATCAATAACTAATTCAACGTAATATTTTGTTTCATCAAAGTTTAATAAGTCTGGAAAATTATCGTAATCATCTTGGTCAGAAATAATAAAAGACACATTTAACTGTGAAGATATTATAGAAGCAATTGGGTCTTCATTTGTAGCATTTGGTACTAAAGAAACATTTGTTCCTATATATGGAGTAACTGTTGCACCAACATAGCTTTTTTCGTATATCTTAACTATTAATGATGTTCCATCTCTTAACTCTTGCGTTATTGTATATCTTAATCCGTATGCCATTATGCTAAACTAATGTTTTGTCCTTTAAGATTAGATGCCTTCTGCGCTCTATTTGTAGCTAATAATAAATCTTGTCCTCGTAATACAAATTGACCTCCATTTTGAGTAGAGCCAAAATCACTTGCCAAACTTGTTAAACCTCCACCTCCACCTACAGTTGGCAATCCTAAAGCAGTCATAACAGCTTTAAATATTAAAGCCTTAAGAATCATTGCAGTCAATTGAGCAATAATTTGTTTAAATGATTGTTCCAATGCTTTACCTATATTTTCACCATTTGCCATAGCTTGAAACATTGCTTCAAATGCTGGTGTAATTGTATCAGTAATTCCGTTTGCTAATTGTAATTGAGTATTGTATGCTTTTAATGCCGCTTCATTTTTAAATATTTGTTCAGCATTATATTGTTGCGCAAACATTGGTAAATCCTTACTTAGCCTATTTGGTGTTGCAGGTGTTTTTATTTCATTTTCGGTTTGTATAATTTGAGTTGTACTAACCTTTAAAACCCTTGCTTGTTTACCTAATTTTTCAAGACTTTTAGTTGCTTTTTCAGTCGCTTTAGTAGTCTCATTCGCGCCTTTAGTAAATGTGAAAAAAGGGTCTTTAGTAGCAGCAACATATAAATCATTTACTGAAGTTCTTAAACTTATAATTCCACTTCTTAATGCCAGTGCTTCATTTCTTGCCTCAATGTTAGCATCCTTTGCTTTAGCAATTGCACTTGCTTGATAAACAGATGCGTCTGCATAACCATTAATAGCTAATTTAGTTGACTCTAAAGTTGCATAATATTCCCTTCCTGTTTGTATTATTCTTTTATTTGCTTCAGCTAAAGCAATTGTTTTATTAGCAATTTCATCAATGTATCTTGTAGTAATTGCTTGATTTACTAAAGATTGAGTATATAAATCAACTGCTACTCTTGCTTGGTCAACAGTTGTAATTGTTGATGCGTATGCTTTATTTACCTTGCTTAATTCAGTTACAACCGCTTTAAATGCCTCTGCCCTTTTTTGCTCACTAACATTTGCATTTTCACTTATAGATAAATATGCTTGTAATCTTATTCCTGTCTCACTTGCTTCTGCTCTTGCGTCTCTTAAACTTTGTGCAAATTTATTTTCTGCTTTAGATGCTTCAGTTGTACCACTTATAAAATCAGCTATTTTAGGACCAAATGCAACTAAGATAGATGAAACTGCACCCAAAGCTAAACCAATACCTGCTGGCCCCATTAAACCTGCTCCCATTGCTTTTAAAGCAGCACCAGAACCTCCAGCCTCTTTACTTAACCTTTGAAACGATTCTAATAAAGGATTTAAGTTATTTGCAATACCTATAAATCCATAAGGAGCATCTTGTGCAACCCTTGATAAATTTGATAAAGCATTTGTGGCTTGTCCGCTAACATTACCAAAGTTTTGCATCTCGGTTTTTAAGCCTTTAGATGTCTTGATGAAGTTATTCAAATTTGCTAACGCTTCTGCAGTGTCAGCGGTTATAGTTAGTTTTAACGTTTCTTGTGCCATTTTATTATTTTACTCCATACAACTTTAATGTCCTTGCCAATTGTTCTTGTGTCAGTTTAGGCTTTTCTTCTTCTTGTTCATCACTTGGTAAGGGGAAAAATGATTTTAAACTCTTTGGACTTTTCTCACTTGTATTTACTTTATAAATCAAATAAGCCACCATCCTTGTTCGTTCCCATTCCCTTACCTCTTTGTTTTGATAAGCCGTTTTATATAATAAAAATTCTCGCCACGTCAATTGCCAAAACTCGTTAATCGTTAAGCCAACTTCAATAGCGAGAATAATTATTGAGTCCCAACTATAAAACCCTAATTTTTTTTTTCGTCCGTTTCCTTTTCTGGCTTTAAATCTGGAGTCATTGAGTCTTGCATATATTTCATAAACTCAACCAATTGTCCATCTTTTGCAGATAACCCACCCACTTGGTCTATCCATTCGCACACATCAAACTCATCAAAGTCAATAGGCTTTTTAAGGCTCTTGCATCCACTTTCTGCTGCGGCTTGTACGATATGAACGATTGTATCTAAGTCATAAACCCCACTTGATAAAACCTCAATTAGCTGCATTAGATTTTTATTCTCTAATTCGCAAAACCTTTTCATAGCCCAAGTTCCCCACTTTAGGTGGATTGTGTTGTTGTCAGTCTTTAATTCGTACATAGTTTTTTATT